GGTGCTGTTGGGCTAGATGTGTAGGTAAACAATGGTGTAGTTACAAAATTACTCAATACCAAAAAGGTTGAATTGACTGGACTTTGACGTACCTTGTCTGTGGATGTAGTAAATCCTGCGGTAGTGACAGCAGTTCCTGACACGTTTTGCAAAAATATTGTGCCGCCTTGACTGTGTGTGAACACAATATTACCAGCAGTATTAACACTTGCCGACACATAAGGAACATTAGCAGAACTAACAGCCGTGATAAAATCTGCTACAGTACCTGTACCACCAATAGTAGCGGTTCCAGGGTTTGTGGTAGATTGTCCTGCAGCAGTGGCCACAATATTAAAACTATTGCCTACTGTGAATGATGTTGGTGTTGTGGTTCCTATTACTTCTGTTGCGCCAGTTGCATAACGATTTAGAATTTCAAATGCAAAAGTTGTCAACGGTGTTGTAGAATAGAAAAAAGAATTGTAAATTGCAATACTGGTACCTACAGGAATATTCTTGCCGCCGCCAGTGGGGTCAAGCGCATATATTGCAGGAGTATCACTACTGTATGCCGATACTGTTTGTGACACAAAAGCACCCAGGGTGGCACTATATGACTTAAAGCTCAAATTTAATCCGTTGTTGGCCGTAGAAAGATTTTGCCATACAGATCCGGTTGGACGACCACCATCAGTGTCAGTAGTTCTCCAGCGTGGTTGTTCATAACTGTAAGCTGGTTCATAGTCAGGAGCTGCGTACTCTCCTGCCGCGATACCCAGTGCAGTGAGCAAAGCTGAGCCGCCTACAGTACCTGCATCAATTGTTACAACGCCATTGTTGCTCAGCGTTGTTCCATCGTTGGCTGCTGTGCTGTCTGCATAGATACGCAACACATTCAGAGTGGCAGTGGCAGTAACACCTGTTATACTAGCGGCGTTGATATTTGCGGCCAATCCTGCCACTGTGGCAGTGGTCACTGTGATCAATGTGTCATTGATGTAGATATTGCTACCTGCTGTCAAGCTAGTAGGAGCTGCAGATCCTGTGATGGTGGGCCATGAGGTTTTCCATGCATTGCTACCAATTTGATTCCAGGTGTTGTCAGATTTTTTATAATAACCAAACATGTTTGTGCCCACTGCTACCACTGCATAATCTCCGATTGATCCAACGGAAGCCTTGGGAGTGTTGCCTGCAACAGTGCCGTTGCCGCTCACAGTATCAGTAGCATCAGTGATAACTAGTGGTGCCACATTGGTGAATACAGCAGTGGTTTGATCCCATTCAAAAATACCCCAGTTGCTGACTGTGGTATCCAACCAATAATCGCCATTGTTGGGATTGCCAGTTGGGCGTGTCAAGCTGGCAGTGAGTTCTGTTAAGTCAACATCAACCCGTTGTACATACGCACGGTTGGTCACACCCAGTGCTGAGTAAGCGGCTAGCAAGCCATACTCGTTGAGTTCGTAACCGTTGATTGGTGTACCAGTTGTGGTGTTGTAGAAGAATGGCACACCAAATGTGGCTGCCAAATCACGTTGACTGGTGATTAAATATGTTTTGTTTGCATTAGCGGCAAGTGTACCAGCTGCTACGGTTACTCCGTCGCTGGATACTTTGTTTTGTGCTGTGGCAACCACAAAGTAAGGTACTGTGTTAACGGCTGAAGGGATATATTGACTCTCGTCAATTACTGTTACTTCTACGCCTGGTGATACTAGAGCCATAATGGTTTCCTTTTCAAGTTCTAATATTTATTGACAAGTGCCAAAAACGGCTGAGTTGAGTACCCTTTGGCAAAGGTCCACCATAAATACCCCATGCAAAGACCTATTTGTCAGTCATGCCATCAGCGACCATGTGCTGTAAACTATATCAAAGAAGATGTCACTCACTATAGATCACGATGTGAGAACTGCACAAGAAAAGGACGGGGGCTTCGACCACGAGATCCGCGTTGGAAAAGTGCCGGTTACAAGAAAAAACCCGCATGTGACAAATGCGGGTTCAAGGCCAAACTACTGACTCAGTTGTTGGTGTTTCATGTTGATGGCAACCTCAACAATTCAGAACAAAGAAATTTAAAAACAGTTTGTCTCAACTGCGTTGAATTACTTAAAAAATCTGATGTTACTTGGAGGCCTGGCGATCTTGAGCCGGACTTGTAGCCAGTGCCTTGACCTGCTGATACAAATCGTCTAGGGTGCCGTTGTTGTCTAGCACTGCATCAAACTTTGTGCCCACCCAGGCAGTTTCGCTGGCATGAATGCCTAGCTTTTCCATTTTTTTGTGACTTAAGGCCCAGGTAGTGTTGCCATTGGCGCCACGATTTACACTTGCCGCAGCCTCGTACCAAGCTGGTTCAGGACCACGTACAACTCTGATGACCCGCCCACCAGCATTTTTGATTGCTTTAATTTCGTTGGGGAAACGGCAGTCACTTATAACAACATCATCTTGGCTGTGACGCAGTTTGTTTTCCAAACTAGCAATCCAGATATCATCATGAAAGCCGGCTCTGCACACTTCTGTCCCCCAGTACTGTAGGATCCAACGTGGTGTTAGCGTGGGCATGTGCAGGCGTTCTGCCCACCAAGGATCTACTTGTTCACGCCATTCACGGGCTTGTTTTGTGCGCCCTTCCAGCATGGTTCTGTCCCAACCAAACACTTGTGCCACAGCATCTTTTAGTGTGCTTGCAAAGCTCTCTCTACGAAAATGATGCAGGTTTACCAGGTAATCAGCAATGGTATCTTTGCCAGATCCAATAAATCCACAGATTCCAATGATCATTTGAGTTCCTTAACGTTGAGGTATTTAAGCGTGTCTTGAAGCATGCCAATTTGTCTGCGGCAATCTTCTAGTGCATGGTGGCTTGTGGGAGGTATAGGCTGTTCTGGCCATAAACTAAACACCGTACGACTGTCACGTACCATGTAATACTTCCAAGGCAGTGGTTTGTTGTAGCTCTTGTAGGCATGCTCAAGAATGTTCATGTCATATGTGGGACCTTGACTCCATATCAGTCGGGAGTGCCAAATTAACCGGCCTAGTTCGTCTAGGGCTTGGTCCAATGGGATTCGCCCTTGCTCTCCGAATGCTTCTTCCCTGGCATGTTCGGGTTGAGTTGCCCACCACTCAATTGTGCCATTGTCAATTGAACGATTTTCCTGGCTTTCCAGAGTAACTCTAGCATAGTAATGTTTGTCGTAGTGGCCCGAACCAAACGGATCAAATGCTTGAGCGGCTATGGTAAGAATAGTGGTGTCGGGGCCTGTTGCCAGGCCCTCAAGATCAATCATCAGGTGCATTCAATGATTGTAACACAACTGCAATGGTTTGTCTAGTGTGTGTTAACCGATTACCCAGGTAAGTGGCTGACTTGCATCCACATACATTTTGAGTTCTTCAATTTTGGCATCCATGATCTCTTTGCCTTCAGTCTTCATTGCTGTACCGTTTAGGGTGCCACCGCCTTGGGGACCGGCAATGGTAGCAAACTTTTCACGTGCTTCACCAATGATCATTTTGCAAGCGCCGACCATGTAGTCCCGAATCCATTGACTGATTTGGTAGTCACTGAGCAATTGAATTTCAGGTTTGGTTTGATACACCCAAAGAAGGACATTTTCGCCAGTGCCCTTGGGATCGCGAATCAGTTGCAGTTTCTTTGTGACTGGATTCCAGGTATAGTTCATGTATGCGCCGAACATGCGTCCAGCCAATTCAACATACTGGCTGTAGAAATCGTATGTAGCCAAGCCGCCGGCCACGTTGAAGTTCATGAGGTACACGTTGATTGAAGCCTGTGCAAACGGATCAAAGTTTGACGCAAACGGTCCTGTAGAATCGCCAAACGTTCTGCGAAATATTTGACGCACACTATACACTTCTTGGGGCAAGGTGTAGATGTTTAGATCACGAATCAACTCCATGAAGATATATGCTTCTTCATAGGCATTGTTGGCACGTTGGCGATAGGTGCCAATTGTGCGTTGATATGCCGCTTCGTAGTGCGCAGGGTCTAATTCAAGATCAACTATTTGATCACCCATGGTTAATTTGCAATACTCAATAAGGTTTTGCTTTAACTCAGGTAATGTATTTTGTTCAGCCATTGGGGGAACTCCGTTCCCCCTTATTTACCAGGCTTTAAGTATGATCAAGTTCTCAGTACCCCGGGCATTCCAGGGTGTTTCTGTGGTAGTTAAATCTTTGTAGATTTTACGTGCCGCTGGCTTGCCTGCGGCCTGTATGGCCTTGACAACATCTGCTGGTTTGCGCACAGTTTTTTGTAGGGTTTCCACAGTGCTGTATCCAATTACACTGTTGTTCTTGATAGTAAACGCCTGTGTATAGTTGTCTGCTACCACATGAATCAACTTGCGTTTCTTGGTATCGTACAACCAGGCTTCTGCTTTGTCCACTAGGCTTGCGGCCGGTAGTCCTTTGAGCTTGAGCTCTGCAAACTCTAGTACATGTTTGAATTTTGCGGCACGTTTTTCCGGGGGTACTGCCCGGACCTTGCGTGGTTTGCGTTCCACTTTCTTGATCTGCACATAAGCACCACAGTCGTTGATCACTGCTTCGCAAAACTTCACACAATTACGCAATTGGATCTTGGTCAAGTAAGAGTATGCTTCAACC